ACCCTTCCGGATATAGCAATTCATTCTCTACTACAAACTTACTTGGCTGTATTTTATATTTTTGATAATGCGATCCTCCGTGTTGTTTATCCCAAACTTTCGATGTCATAACCTTGGTCCTCCTTTTTTGCTGCCATGATATATAGATTTTGTTTTGTACGAGTTACACCTACATACCATACTCTGTGTTCTTCGTCCTGTTTGTCAGAACTTTTATCTAATGCATCTCGTATTGTTTTTGTATTATCTAATATTAATAATACATTGTCTGCTTCACCACCTTTTGCAGAGTGTATTGTAGATAATTTTACTCTTGGACTTTTTCTTAATTGTTCTCCATTGCTTAACATCTCTCTTATGTATAAACATTCTTCATAGTCAGACGTAAATTCATCATACCATGGTATGTTTTTATCATAACCAAACTCTTCCAGGTTATACATTCTCTCCTCTGTTAATTCTGTATCTGTATTTGTGTATTCAAATATATCTTTAACTTCAGATAAAGATAGATCATCACCTTTCTGCCATCTTATGTAGTTTAGAATAGTTCTAAACAATGTCACCTTATAACTTTTACGATCTTTAAATTCAAAATATATACCACGTTCTTTTAGTGTAGGTTTAAGTCTATTTAATTTGTCATTATATCTTGCCAACACCAACCATGTTCCCTGATCCAGTGGTGCATCTGCTGTATCATAAATATAATTTACAGTCCCTTGTTCCTCTCTTGCTTTCCAATTCTTTTTTATTCTTCTTTCATCTGGAATTAGGTTTAAAATCTTGTCAGCAACGTGTTGTACGTTCTGTGGAACCCTGTAAGATTGTGGCAAAATTATGTCTTTTTTTGAAATTTCTTGCTGAAA